GACTATACAGTCATCTAATGTAGTTCCTCTTATAAACGAAGTGGAAATAAATTCTATCTTTCCCTTCGCTTTCAGTACATCGTACGCATCTCCTCTATTTGCTATTTCTGAGCACAACGCTTTATATGGTTGTTCGTATACTGCTGTCTTTTCGTGTTCTTTACCTGGAAGAAATCCTATGTCTCTTGTCGGCACTACAGATCTTACTATAACTACTTTTTCTTTATTCGTATCTCCATACATCAGCTCATCTAGAGCAAGGTACAATGATAAAAATGTTTTACCTGTTCCTGCTACACCATGTAGTAAAATATTATCTCCGTTATCGTAGTATGCAAACGCTCTATGTTGGTTTGCAGTCATCGGGTTTATTTCTCGTAAGTGTAATGCTTGTTTCTGTTTTACTTGAGTTTTCCTCTTTCTTCTCTTATTAAACTTAAGGACGTCTTTTTCGTTTTGAGCATCATAAAAATCTTCTAGATAATTGACAGCAAGATTACTCATTAATGCACTCCTATCAAGTTTTACCGGTTTGTTCCCTCCACCTTCTGACAGCATTTCTACTTCCCGCTGCTCTTATAGATTTTGAGCCATAGCGATCTGCTAGCGGACTAGTAGGATGCGCTTCAGCTATTCTAGCAAGATTTTCTTTAAAACCCTCATCAGTCTTCGGGCCACTACTATAACGAGAGCTCACTAATTCAGGAGCCCCGTCAATAATTGCTTGAATATGAGGATTTTCAGCGAGGAAGGCTTCACGATCGGAATAAGAGCAGAGCTCATCCCAGATCTCACCGGTGTTGTTGTCTTTAAATGTGTATGTTGGCATAAGTCTCCTTATCCATTTCTATTTAGGTACGATACTAGTTCGTCGAGGAACATACCACGTATGTTAGGAGAATAAAATTTATGCGTCCTTAACTGTTCGATTCTCGGTAGTATCAATCTAAATATCGCAACATCATTCATCTTAGCAAACCAATCAAGATACTTTGCTCTTCTCACACCATCTGCTAAGCTTGTCTTAGTCTCTGGACCGTAAGCGTTAGTACCTTCATACATATTATCAGTAGCTAGCTCGTTTTGAATAATAAAGTCAAATCCAATACAAATAAGCTCTCGGTGACCATGCTTAAGAGCTTCAATCATAGCATTCATACCTGCATTTGATCTTAATCTGGTAAACGGATTAAACTCTGGATGCTCAAACTGCTCTTCCATGGTAGGATGAATAAATTTTTCTTGTGGGAAATCACTGTTCTGAATCTCTTCAGTTATAGCAGGATCAATAGCAACAAGATAATCTGGCTCAAAGTCTCTATATAGGGCATTGCAGCCATATATCTTACCATGTTCGCGAAGCTGTTCCAAATCAAATCCATCACGCGACTTCCCGTTTCCAATAATAAAAGCAACGCTCATGACCAACCTTTCGTTTCGTTAGGAAAGGCCTCCATAACAAGTTTCTTGGTAATAGTTTTAAACGGAAGCTTCTTCTCTTTAACAGCAACAAGAAGTTTAGCATCGTCAAAATCTACTGCTTCTAACATTTCAATAAACATAGTTTCGCGACGTAGCGGCTTCAAGGCTGAACCATTATGAGAGTTAACAAAATACTGTAAACGCCTATAATCAGCTTTGAGTACGTGTTGCAGATCTGCTTCTTTAGGAGAAGGGTTGTAAGGAGGAGCTCCTTCTGGTAACAACCATCGCCATGCTGCATCAAAAGTAAAGTCGAGTATAACTTTTACAGCATTTGTTTGACCATATTCTTGTAGAAGAGCGACTTTTTTAGCCTTCGTCTTTTCTTTATCTACATTTTCTAACATTTCGTAAACGCTAAGATTCATTAAAATTCACCTATGCTTTCCATTAAGTTATTAAGTTTTCTGCTAACAAAGAAATTAAATAGTTTACTTCTATCATTTAATTCATAGTTATCGTAGATATCTATAACAGTATCTTTTATCTCCTTAGGAGTCATACTTAGATCTACTAATTGTCTATTACGCATCCAGTTACGCTTATGCTCATCCCTAGTAAGTACGTCGCTTTGCTCAATCGCATTAATATCTACATTTACAATAGAATGCAAAATATTTTTACGTACCGGCTTCTGACGACCGCCTTCTACAAACACTCCATCAGGTGAGTTAATATTAGGAATACCATCACCTCTATCACCTTTAACGATATGCTCTTTGAGATAGATTTCTGGATTTTCGTGACGTACAAACTTCTTAAGGACAGGGCTATACTGCTCTACATTAGCATTAGTATGCAGCTGAATAAAGTCTTTATCGCTAGACAGTATAAGAATCTTTTCATCTTTAACGTGTCGTACTAATACACCTATAATGTCATCGGCTTCTGCACCGTCAACGAGTATGGTTTTATAAGGAAACGTTTCAATGAGTTCTTGTCTTACAGTATCTAATGTACTGAACATAGTAGCCCAATCAACACCAGATGCTTGCCTATCTTTCTTACGACCTGCTTTATAGAAGGGAAAAACTTCTTTACGCCAATATCGTTTACTATCACAGCAAAGCACCAATTCACCATAGTCTTCGGTAAACTTTTGCCGGTAGTATCGTAAAGCGTTAAGAATCATATGCCTAAGCATACTTTCTTCGAGAGGGATATTTGTATGTGCACCAACTTGCATCATAAAATTACTGATAACAATCTGGTTAAAGTCAACCAATATCATAATATTACTCCATAATTTTTTTAGTCGACTAAATTATATACTCATTCAATCTAAAAGTCAACTATCATTTTCCTCAAGTAATTCATGAAGTTTGTGCTGGATTTGTTGGAGTGGATGTTCTATATCTAAGTTTCTTGATAGGCAAGATTTAAACGATTCCATAACAAATACAAAGTCTTCTAAAAACTGTTCATCATCAACATCAAAACCTTGCTTATGAAGGGAAACAAGCAGCTTGTGACTATACCACTCACACTGCTTTTCTACATATCTCTTTTTCTTAGCAAGAAGATCTTCTTCGCTTACTTGTTTAGCAAGCTTTTCAATTTGAGAGCGCTTTAGTTCCTGTACAGGAAACGGTATGATGTTCGACATATTCATATTTATGTTAAATGTCGCCCATTTCTTTCTTGTAGACAACTCCTAAATCAGGATAAAATACATTTTCTGTTCTTTTGACCAGTCCTTTTTTAGGACCTCGATGGTAATATGCTTTTGCAAAACATATGCTAGTTACTTTATTCTCACGTTCTTCACCCCAGAAGAGATCAAGCCAGACCCCTGTTCTCAGGTAGTTTTCCATATTGTTAATGTAGCTATTGATTGAAAGATACTTTGCTTCAGCCCCTTTCTCTCCACGTCTATGAGCTTGTTTAAACCTCTTTAAGTAGTCTTTCTGATTTTTAATATACTTCTTGACATTCTTTACGCTCCAAGGATCATCGTCATCAAGCTTAAGAACATCTTCATGAATATTTTTATATTGCGGTGGGTTGTCTTTTAATCTCTTTTCACGAGCAAGAGCTAAACGTTCAGCGGCAGCTTGTTTCTGCTCTGGTGTTAAATTACGCTTGCGTCTTATTTTTTTAGGCTTGCTGCTTGAGGATGCCACGAATTAAACCCTCCCACTCTTTAGCTCTTTGATCCCAGTTATAGAACGTATCTGTATAGTTTTTCTGGACAGCTAGTCTTGTCTGGAAGCTCTTTTCATTATTTTCTACTACATCAATAACTGTGCTTAATGCGTTAGCAAAGATATTAACATGCTCCTGGGCGTCTTCATGCCATTGATAGTTAAACGCGAAGTTAGCTGTAGTTTCAGGCAGCGCAGCGTAGTTAGGACATACAATAGCACATCCTGCAGACATAGCTTCTATGGCAGCAATACAAGACGTCTCTTGCCAGATGGATGGATAAGCAAAAATATGAGCCTCTTGTAGTGCTTTCCTAACTACGTCGTTCGGTTGGTAGCCGTGGTAAGTCATGTTCGGGTTAGACTTAATGCGCTCAAAGAGCTGTTTATAAGGCTCATCCCTCTGAGGCCACCCATATGCCTCAAAAGACGAATATACATCAAGATGAATATTATCGTGATGCTTTTCTAAAAACTCAAATGTTGGTACTAGTAGTTCTAATCCTCTATGTGGTGTAGTATGATAGATAAGTTTTATCTTGTCGTCTAATGATTTAGGCTTCCAAGGGATTGGCTCAATAGCATTTTTCAATACTAACGATTGAGAATAAGGTACACCCATAGCAAGATTATATGTGTTGAATTGCCAGTTAGATACAAATACTAACTTAGCAAACCGTTCTCTTGACTCTTCTTCTCTTAAATGGACAACTTCCGGATCGTTAAATAAATCATGAAGCCATAGAATAGAAGGTCGGTGCGTATCTACCTCGCGAACACGAGAACAGATAATTTGAACTTCGTCTTTAATATCGTCAGGTAAGCGATCGTACAGCCCGTACTTCATCATCTCAGTACCGCCCATAGCGTTCTGAGATAGCTCATCTACTGTCACACCGCT